AGGTCTTAACCGTATGTGGTCTCGGTCTACTCGTTGGGATTTTTATTGGCCTGCGCTTGCTATGATTGGTGAGCAGGCCATTTTGAATAAGGAAATTTATGCTCAGGGGTCCGCCGACCCCACGGCGGATGCTGCTGTTTTTGGTTATCAGGAAAGGTTTGCGGAGTATCGGTACAAGCCGTCTGAGATTACCGGCAAGATGCGGTCTAATGATGCTCAGACGTTGGATACGTGGCATCTGTCGCAGAAGTTTACGTCATTGCCTGCTCTCAATGCGTCGTTTATCGTTGAGAATCCTCCTGTGTCTCGTGTTATTGCTATCCCGTCTGAACCTCAGTTTTTGTTTGACGGGTTTTTCAAGCTTAATTGTGCCCGGCCTATGCCTATGTATGGCGTCCCCGGCTTGATTGACCATTTCTAATGCTTCCGACTTATCTTCGTTTTGAACCCCGCGCGCGTGCGTGGGGTTCTATTGCCGGTGCTGCTATTTCGGCAATTGGTTCGTTGATTGGTGGCGAGCGCGCCAATGCTGCGAATCAGGAAATGTCTCGGGCTCAAATGGATTTTCAAGAAAGGATGTCAAACACGGCTCATCAACGGGAGGTTGCTGATTTACGTGCCGCTGGTTTGAATCCTATTTTGTCTGCTCGTCTTGGTGGTGCTTCTACGCCTACTGGTTCTATGCCGACAATGATGGATACGATTGGTCCTGCAGTTCAGAACGGAGTTAATACGGCGTTGGCCGTTCGGATGCAGGATGCTCAGGTTGAGAACATTAAGGCTCAGACTCAAGTTGCTGAGGCTCAGGCTGAGAATGTGAAGGCGGATACGTTGAATAAGTCGCCTATGGGCGATTTGTTGCGTGCTCAGTCGTCTAAGTTTTTGGACGACATTAGTTCTAATTTCCAGAATAGGTCTGAGAGTTTAACTCGGATGCAGAAGATGTACCGGGAGTTCCCGAACATTGATGCGGATACGGACTTGAAGCGTGCTTATGGTGCTGTTCAAGGTCAGGTCTTGTCTAGCGCTCGCGCGCAGGCGGTTGCCGATTCCATACGCGAGGATTTTTTGAAGTCTGGTCGGTTTGCTGATTGGGTTCGGACTCTTGGTATCATTGGTCGTGAGATTAACCCCTTTGCGAGTTCGGCTCGCTCCATCCTTAAGTGAGGTGTCCTATGGCTAAAGTTCAGCGTGAGGCTTTTATCGTTGTCGGTGATCAGCCGGTGACGTTGTTTCCTTGGCAGCGTCTTGATGTTGTCACGGTGCTGGATCCTGTTTCGATGACTAAGCAGTCGTTTGCGAACGAGTGCGATATTAATAATATTATGAAACGATATGAAAAGGATGGTGTGCTTAACCATCTGAATACGTTTCAGGGTAATTACGGTGATTTTACTGGTGCCGTTGAATATCATGAGGCTATGGGCATTGTTGCCCGTGCCGATCAGATGTTTATGACTTTGCCGGCTGAGATTCGGGCAAAGTTTGGGAATGATCCCGGTGCTTTTGTTGAGTTTGCAACTAATCCGAAGAATTTGGATGAAATGGTTTCGATGGGCCTTGCTAATCCGCCGAAGGTGGCGGATATTCCTCCTGTCGCGCCGGTTGATCCGGCGCCTAAGAAGGAGGAGGCTAAGAAAGATGGCTAAGTACTCGATCGATCTCGATCACGGTGAATGCAAGGCCGTATTGAATGGTTTGGGCGTCTCTCTCGCCCAGGCGCAGCGCGCCGAGAAGGCGGCTCGGACGGATCCCGTCCGTGCTGCTTTTGCCCAGGAGGGCGACGCCCTCAAGGCGCTGATTGGTAAGATGACGAAGGCGTTCGCTGTCTAGCGGCCTTCCTAGCTCGATTGGGAGGGGTTTTCGAACCCCTCCCTCCCCCCGCACAGTGTGGCTTCTTGATATTAACTGTGCGGAGTGACACCTTCCCCTCGGATACATGCCCTAGCGAAGCGACGGGCCTTGCGGCGCCGAAGGCGCGTAGGTATCCTCTTCCGTGCGATCGGTTTCAGATCGCTGCTTAGCTCGGAGGTCCCATGTCCAAGCGTCATAAGTTGTCCCCGCGTGGTTCGAAGTCGCTTTTCACTGAGACCGCGAAGCGGGTTCATCCTAAGAACGGTCTTTCGTCGCCGGTTATGCGCGGCGGTATTCGCTTTTAATTGTGGTTTGTTTTTCGCCTTTGCAGGCGTTTAAGCTTGAGGGGTGGCATCAATATGGATTGCCACCTGTGTTTAAACGTCCTGCGGGTGCGCATCGAGAATTGCAACTGCCTTGTGGGCAGTGTGTTGGTTGTCGTTTAGAACGATCTAGGCAATGGGCCGTTCGCTGTATTCATGAAGCGTCGCTTTATGAAGATAATTGTTTTTTGACGTTGACGTATTCTGATGATTGTTTGCCTAATGGTAATGATTTAATTTATCGTCATTTTCAATTGTTTATGAAGCGTTTGCGTAAACGCTGTGGATCTAATATTCGTTTTTATATGTGTGGTGAGTATGGGGATCAATTTGGTCGTCCCCATTTTCACGCTTGTCTTTTTAATTTTGATGCTCCTGATAAGGTTTTGTATCGTCGTACTCGTAATGGTGATTCTTTGTATAATTCTAATCTGCTTTCGGATATATGGCAGTATGGTTATGCTGTTGTTGGTGCTCTTACTTTTGAGTCGGCCGCTTATGTTGCGCGTTACGTTATGAAGAAACGCACGTCTAAGACGGGCGTTGATCCTAAGTATTACGATTTTGATGCTGATGGTAATATTTACACGCGGCGGCCTGAGTTCACTAATATGTCACGCAAGCCGGGAATAGGTGCCCCGTGGTTGCGTAAGTTTCAGACGGATGTTTATCCGTCGGATTTTTTAATTGTTAATGGCAAGCGTCAACGTCCTCCTAGATTTTATGATGGCATTTATGAGATAGTCGCGCCGTCCGATTTGGCGCGGCTGAAAGTTGCTCGTGTTCGCAATGCTCGGCGTCATGCTGATAACAATACTCCCGCGCGGCTCAAGGTGCGTGAGATTGTTCAAAATTCTCAACTTGAGCGCTTGAAGCGGAGTTTCGGATGATCATGCAAATTTTCGCGGTTTATGACGCGGTGGCTAAGGCGTTTGCTACGCCGTTTTTTATGCGTTCGGAGGGCGAAGCCCTTCGTGCGTTTGCCTCGGAGGTCAATAATCCGGGTTCGCAGCTTCATGCGAACCATTCGGATTTTTCGTTGCATCGTATTGGCGAGTTTGACGATGCGTCCGGCGAGATTGTCGCTGGTGGGAAGATGCTCGCTAAGGCTTCGTCTGTTCTTGGCCCCACGCAGAAGGAAGATGTGTAATGCAGAACTTTAATGCTCCCCATTCGGCGGCTGCGCACAATTTCGCGCAGGTTCCTACGGCGGATATCCCTAGGTCCTCTTTTGATCGTTCAAGTGGTCGTAAGACCACTTTCGACGCTGGATATCTTACGCCTGTGTTTGTCGATGAGGTATTGCCCGGTGATACTTTCAATCTTGATATGACGGCGTTTTGCCGTCTGGCTACGCCTTTGCATCCGTTTATGGATAATATGTACCTCGATAGTTTTTTCTTTTTTGTCCCCTATAGGCTGATTTGGGACAATTGGCAGAAGTTTAACGGTGAGCAGCGGAATCCGGGTGATTCCACGTCTTATGTTGTTCCTCAGATCGTTTCTACTGCGGTGACTGGCTATGACAACGGGTCCATTTTCGACTATTTCGGGCTCCCCACTAAAGTGCCCGGTTTGTCTCACAGCGCCCTGCCGTTGCGAGCCTACAACCTTATTTATAATGAGTGGTTCCGGGATCAGAACCTTCAGAATTCAGTTGTTAACAATGTTGGTGACGGCCCGGACGCTGTTGCGGATTATTCACTGCTGCGTCGTGGTAAGCGTCACGATTATTTCACGTCGGCTCTGCCGTGGCCTCAGAAGGGTCCTTCGGTCGCGCTTCCTTTGAGTGGGAACGCGCCGATTACTGGTCTTGGTACGGTTACGAATTCGACTACTGGTACTGGTCTCGGCAGTGTTCGTGAGACTGGCGGCGCTCTTGCTACGTATGCGAATTACATTAATTTCAATGACAGCTCGAACAAGATGGCTCAGGTCAATAACGCCGGCACGTATTCGCCGGCGGTGTATGCCAATCTTTCGGCTGTGACTGCTGCAACCATTAATCAATTGCGCCAGTCGTTCCAGATCCAGAAATTGTATGAGCGCGATGCTCGTGGTGGTACTCGGTACACCGAAATTATTCGCGCGCAT